CGGCACCGTCCGGGCTTTTTTAATGGGGGCAAATATGTTGCGTAAGCAAATCGACGCGCTAACCAAAAAGCGCAACGCGCACCTTGACGCCATGGCGGCGTTGTCCGAACTGGCGGCGAATGAAAATCGCCTGTTCACCGAGGACGAAACCAAGGCGTTCGACAAAGACCAAGGCGAGGTCCGCGATATTGACGGCCAGTTGGTCCGGCTTACCGAGGCCGAACAGCAAACCGCACGCGGCGCACGGCCGGCGCCGCATCCGCTCAACCCGACGCCGGCAACCAACGTGGTTGCGTTCAAGGCGTTTCCGGGTCAAGCGTTTACCCGGCTGGTCGGTTGCCTCGCGCAGTCCAAGGGCAACCTTATGCAGGCCGCCGAACTGGCCAAGCGGTTCGAACACGAAACGCCGGAAGTCTTGTCGGTCCTGAATCACGCCGTGCGCGTCGGCAACACCAACGACCCCGCGTCGTGGTTGCAGCGTGCCGCCGTGGCGCCGGGCACGACGCAAGACCCGGCTTGGGCCGCGCCGCTGATTAACTACCAAATCATGTCGGCCGAGTTTATCGAACTGTTGCGGCCTGAAACCATCCTCGGCAACCTGACTGGTTTCCGGCGCGTGCCGTTCAACATCAAGATTCCTCGGCAGACGGCGGGCGCGACCGCAAATTGGGTCGGCGAGGGTCTTTCCAAGCCGGTGTCCAATCTGCAATTCGACAACGTCACGGTGCCTTGGGCGAAAATCGCGGTTATCTGCATCATTACGCAGGAACTCGCGCGCTTTTCGAATCCCGACGCGGAAATGTTGGTGCGCGACGACCTGATTGCGACAATTGCGCAATTCATGGACGTTCAGTTTATCGACGGGGCCGTGGCGCCGATTGCGAACCTTAAGCCGGGTTCAATCAACAACACGTCGCCCAACATCCCGTCGACCGGGTCGACCGTGGCGGACGTGACCGCCGACCTCGCCAAGGCAATGCTTGCCATGACCTCGGCAAACATCAACATGGTTCGCCCGGTGTGGATTATGTCGCCAACGGCGGCAATGTTCCTCGCCACCTTGCGGACCGCGCAAGACGTGTTCGCGTTCCCCGGAATGGGCATGGGGTCGACCGGCGGAATCCAGCCGGGCGGCGGTTCGACGGCGGCGGTTGCGCAGGGCATGGGCCGAAACCTCATGGGGATTCCGGTCGTCGTGTCCGGCAACGTGCCGGTTACGGCCGGCCTGTCCTCGATTACGTTGCTTGAACAGTCGCAACTCATGGTCGCCGACGACGGCCAAACCATGATTGACACCAGCAACGAAGCGTCGTTGCAGGCCGACTCCGCGCCCGGCACGCCGCCGACTCCGCTGATTTCCTTGTGGCAACAGAATCTTTTGGGAATCAAAGCCGAAAGATTCATTTACTGGCTCATGCGCCGCGTTGCCGCCGTGCAGGAAATCACCGGATTCCCGGCGCCCTAACCGTCGAGGTTGGCCGACCCGACTCCCCTCGGCGGCCAACAACGGGGCGGCGCGCGTGTGTTCCCTTCCCAAGGAAAGCCCACACCCCAACACGCGCGCCGTTTCTTTTTCGCGAGGTCCACACCATGCCCGACAACAAACGCAAGTCGCCGCCTGAAACGCCGCGCGTGACCGTCAAGGCCGCGTCCGGGTTCTACAAAAAGGGCGGCCAGTATGTGCGAACCGGCGAGGTCGTCGAACTCGACGCCGTCGAGGCCGCCGGCCTTATCGCTTTGAACATGGCGCGCGTGCACGCGCCCGCGCGAGGGTAACCATGGCCGACACCGACACCGACCGCCCGTCGTTGCTCGCGCGCCTCGGCGCCGCCATTTCGGTGTTGCGCGCCACGTCGCCCGCGCCCGGCGGATTCCGTTGGCTATGGCCAAGCGGCGGCGGCGGATTCGGCGGCGGCGGCGATAGAGGCCCGCCAGGTTCGTGGCAAATGAACACCAACCAGAATCGCGGCACGCAAGAGTTAGTCGCGTTTTCGGCGGTCTATGCCTGCATCAACACCATATCGTCGGACATTTCGAAATTGCCGGCGCAAATTTTCGGCGTCGACCTCGACACGCGCGAACGCACGTTGCGACCGCTCGACTATTACGCCGGGTTGTTTCGCACGCCTAACCATTATCAAACCTATGCCGACTTTATGCACGCGTTCGTGCAGTCGTTCCTGTTTCAGGGCAACACCTATTGCTATTGCGGCAAACGGAACGGGCGCGGCGAGATAACCGAAATGCACGTTTTGAATCCGTATCGGACAAAGCCGCTAATCGCCGACAACGGCGAAATTTTTTACCAGTGTTCCGAGGACTTCCTAGCCGGCCTCGCGCCCGACGCCATCGTGCCGGAACGCGACATGATTCACCATCGCTTGCCGTTGCTGCCCGGCTTTCCGCTTATCGGCGTGACCCCGGTGTTTGCCGCCGCCGCGTCGTCGGCCGTTGGTCTAAAGATTCTGCAAAACTCGCAACAGTTTTTCGCCAACAGTTCGCGCCCGTCCGGGTTCCTGTCGGCGCCGGGCAAAGTGTCGGAACCGACCGCCAATCGGCTCGCCGTCGAATGGGACGAAAACTATAAGGGCGAACGCTACGGCAAAACCGCGTTGTTGCCGGAAGGCCTCAAATGGGAACCGGTCACCATCACGGCGCAAGATGCGCAGCTAATCGAACAGTTGCGTTGGTCCGTCGAGGACGTGGCGCGCGTGTTCCGCGTGCCGCCTTTCATGCTCGGCGATATGTCCAAGGTTACCTATCGCAACGTCGAAACGTTAATGCGGGTCTATCTAAACGAATGCTTGGCCTACTATATCGAAACCATAGAAGAACGATTCGAACGCGCCTTTGATTTCCCGCCAACCTTTCAGGTTAAACTAGACCTGTCGCAGTTGTTGCGCGTCGAAACCGACGTGCGTTACACGGGATATCAGACCGCGCTTAACGCCGGCTGGTTGACCGTCAACGAAGTTCGCAGCCAAGAGGGACTCGGCCCGGTCGAGGGCGGCGACGAACCGCATGTGCAACAGCAAATGATTCCGTTGTCGTCGGCCGATGGCACGCAAGCCAACGCCGCCCCGGCGCCGGCACCGACGCCAAGCAACGACCCGGCGCCAAGCAACGACCCGCCGCCGCCCGAACCAACCAAAGCGGTTACCGCGCGTGAAATCCGGACGCGCTTGCGCGAACGTATGCGCGAGGCCGCCTAATGCCGCCGGTCGTCGAGGTCCAACAAAGCGACATGCGCCGCGCACTGGCCAAGATGGCCAAGGCCGGCCGCACCGTGCATTCGGTCGTCACCGACCCGCCTTACCATCTAGAGTCCATCGTCAAGCGATTCGGCAAGGCCTCGAAAGACGACGACACCAAAACCAGCCACGACGCGCGCACCAAATCACATGGCTATGCGCGCCTGTCGCGCGGTTTCATGGGAAAGGAATGGGACGGCGGCGCGGTCGCGTTTGACCACGAAACTTGGCGGTTGGTGTTCCATGTTTTGCCACCCGGCGGCCACGTCTTGGCGTTCGCCTCGACGCGCAACTATCACCGAATGGCGACGGCGATAGAGGACGCCGGATTCGAAATCCGCGACCAAGTCGCGTGGCTCTATGGGTCCGGCTTTCCGAAGTCGCATCACGTCGCCGACGGAATCCGCAAGCGGCATCCGGACGCCGACCCGTCGACCGGGCAAGGTTGGGGCACGGCGATTAAGCCGGCCTTTGAACCGGTGTGCGTCGCGCGTAAGCCGGTCGAGGGAACCGTGGCCGCCAACTTTTTGAAGTATGGAACCGGCGCGCTTAACACGCTGGCGTGCGGCGTGCCGACCGGCGAGTCGTCGGCCGACCGCTGGCCGGCCAACGTCGTGCACGACGGGTCGGACGAAGTGACCCGCCTGTTTCCCGACGACCCGGACGCGCCAAGCGTCGCCCGGTTTTTCTACTGCCCGAAAGCATCCGAGGCCGACCGCCTCGAAAGCGAACACGCCACGGTCAAGCCGGTTGCCCTAATGCGTTGGCTTGTCCGGCTGGTCACGCCGCCCGGCGGTTGGGTCCTCGACCCGTTCGCCGGGTCGGGAACAACGGCCATGGCGTGCCTCGCCGAGGGTTTCAACTGCATTGCCGTCGAACGCGAGGCCGCGCACGTCGCCGACATACGGCGCCGGGTTGCGCACGTCGCCGGCCTCGATACGCCGCTGTTTGGTCCGCGACGCGATTCCGATGCGCCAGGATTGTTTCGGGAGTCCGCACCATGACACCAGATGAAATTCGCGAAACCGTCGTCGAGGCAATGGCCGAGGAATTCGCCCGCTTGCGCGCCGACCTCGAGTCCCACGTCGAGCGGCTAGTGGCGGCCAAGGCCATTCCGCCGTTCCTGCCGCCGCCCGTGTGGACGGAAGGCCGGCACGGCGCCGGCCACGTCGTGCGCGCGTTCAACGGCCTGTTTATGGCGCGCCGCGATACCGAGGCGATGCCGGGCGACGACGAGTCGTGGTTGCCCATTCTGGTCGGCGTCGCCGGGTTCGACATGAAATGGGAATCCGACCGCGAGTTAACCCTATGGGTTCGCCTGTCCGATGGCCGCGAGGTCAAGTCGCAACGCAAGTTCGACGTGCCGATAGTGCGCGGCTATTGGACCATCGAGTCCGACTACGCGGCCGGCGACCGGGTCTTTCGTGGCGGCGAATGGCACGCGCAAAAGGATAACGTCGGCGTCGAGCCGGGCACCGACGAATCGGTGTGGCTCAAAATCGGCGGCAAGCATCAACGGGCCCTGTCGCTTGCCCTGTCGCGCGACGGCGTGTTGTCGGCCGATGGCCGCGAAATCGGTTCCATTAAACCGCTTGTCGCCGACCTGTTGGCCGACCTCGCCGGGTCGCACGCCGTCAACGGTCGATAGGGGCACGCCATGGCCGACCCTAAACCGCTGGTGTTGGGCGGGTTGCCGGCGGTCGCCGCCGACGCGCCCGTGTTCGACCTCGACTCCATCAAAGACGATTTGGGAATCCCGGTCGGCGACACGTCGCAAGACGCATGGTTGGAACGCCGCATCGCCGACATTTGGGCGCGGTTCGAATCCTACACCATGCGGTCGCTTGCCGTGCCGCCCGCCGCGTTCGTCGACGACTGGTCGGCGGTCGTCGAACTGTCGCGCCATATTATGGTGCCGCCGTCGTGGGATTTCCGGCAACGCGCCTCGACGTTCCTACGGCAATTCCCGGTCGTCGCCGTTACCGCGTTCGAAATCGACGGTGGCACGGTCGACGCGTCGTTGGTCCGGTTCAAGCCATCAACCGGCCAACTGTTGGCGCTCGACGGCAATTGGTCCCACGACCTCGGCCCGCGCCTCGCGCAGTCGCGCGCGCGGATAACCTACACGGCCGGCTTTGCGACGGTGCCGGCCGACCTTTACGGCGCCTTGGTCGGCGTTCTGCAAATGATGTGGACGCAACGCGCGGCGGCGGTCGCCGGCCTTCCGGCTGGCGTCAAGTCGGT